GAATACTTTCAGCATTGGTTCTGCGGATACTTGGACAAAGGTTTCACTGTCTTGGGCTGGTGATACGGGTGGTACTTGGAATAAAACTAACGGCAAAGGTATTACATTGCGTTGGGATATGGGAGGTGGTTCTTCAGGTCACGGCACCGCAAATCAATGGACAACATCAGGGGCGTTTGCCGCAAATAGCACCTCTGGTTCAGTGCAGTGGATTGCTACTAATAGTGCAACATTTTACCTCACAGGCGTTCAACTCGAAGTCGGCTCAGTAGTCACTGAGTTTGAGCATCGCAGTTTTGGTGAAGAGTTGGCGGCGTGTCAGAGGTATTATGAGGAGAGTACCTTTCCGGCTAATTTTAGGATGATGAATACCACCGATACTCATGCTCAAGTTGTTGTTTATTTTAAAGTAGAAAAACGAGCTAGCGCAACAATAACGACAACATATTCTTCTGCTCCAACAAACGCAGTAAATATACAATGGACAGGTGGTTTTACGGGTTTAGATACTGATAGTGGAAATCATTATCTACAAAACTTTACAGCAGATGCGGAGCTATAAACATGAATAATTTTATAGATTTTTCATCAGCAAAATATATTGCTACTGATGGCAGTAATACCTCAATAGAGGTTGTTGTAGATGGAACAACTATGTTTGTCCCGCTTGACCCAGCCAACCGTCACTACGCCGAAATCCTACGCCAAGTAGAAGCTGGCACACTTACGATTGCGGATGCTGACTGATGCCAAAGCCAACGGCTCAACAGGTCAAGACGCAGATCGACACGCACGAGGCTATTTGTGCCGAGCGTTGGTTGGAGACGCTCAACCGCATCAAGAGACTTGAGATGGTTATCGTTGGAACCGGCGGCGCCACTATCCTTCTGCTACTGAACATTCTTATCGACGGGGTTTAGCAATGTTAGCCGAGCTTGCCGCTGCCAACGCTGCTTTTGCAGTCATCAAGCAAGTCGTTCAAAATGGGCGCGAGCTGGCCGACGCTGGTTCCGCGATTACAAAATATGTTGGGGCCAAAGAAGAGCTGTCGAGACGCGCCAAAAAGAAGAAAAAGCCCGGCGCCTCTAACAATGACCTTGAAGAATTTATGGCACTTGAAAAGCTCAAGCAACAAGAGGCTCAACTTAAAGAGACTATGATCTGGTCGGGGCGTCCGGGACTGTGGAAAGACTGGCAAACATTCCAAGCACAGGCGCGTAAGTCGAGGCGGGTGCAAGAGGCGCTTGCCAAGAAGCGCCGCGAGGAGTTCGTACAGGCGGCAGCCATTTTTGTGGGCATCGTAACAGGCGTCATTGGAGTTTTTGGATTGGTCTTCTGGGCATTGTTCTTGCGGGCATTGTGACCACAAGTGTCGCCCAAAAAAACAGCGGTAAAGACAGGCCGGGCGGGGGAGCTGATAGCTGCCGGTGTGATAGAAAACCTTGGGCATCGGGCGATACTGTGTCAGCAGCAGGACTTTGATTTGTTAATAATGCGTGACACCGGGCAGCACTACCGCTGCGAAATCAAAACATCATCGAGGCCAACCATCGACAAGAAAAATGCGAGGTGCAAGCCACGCTATCGCTGGGCAACTTCACGGGGCTCAAAGTCAAAAATGCGTCTTGATCCGGACGCGGTCGACGTTTTGTGTTTGGTTGCTTTGGATGTGCGGCGGGTGTATTTTAGACCTGTATTTAGGCACAGGACTGTGCGTATGAATTTGGACATCGCAACGATGTTGGAGAACGACGAGCTGAAGCAGCTCGATGAAACCTTAAAAGAGATTGATGATCGGAGAAAAAAATGTGGGGCAGTGTAATCAGCAGCGTGCTGGGCGTCGCCGGAAGTTATGTCGATGGTAAAGTATCGGAGACGAAGGCAAAGTCACGAGCGCGTGTCGCAAAGGCAGAGGCAGATGCGGAAGTATCAAAAAAGGTCGCGGCTGGCGAGGTCGCGTGGGAGAATACTATGGCCGACGCAACGAAGGGAAGTTGGAAAGACGAGCTTGCACTTGTGGTGCTACTACTGCCCCTGCCCTTCACGCTATATGAGCCCACGCGGGCAGGCGTGCGAGAGGCTTTCATAGTTCTTGAAAGCCTCCCTAGTTGGTACCAGTACCTCTTGTTTATAGCCATAAGCAGTAGCTTCGGCATCAAAGGCGCCGACAAGCTGATGAGCCTCAGAAAAAAGTGAGTACCCCGGTGCGTCTTTCCAAACACTTCACGCTGGCCGAGATGACAAAGAGCCAAACGGCTCTGCGCCGGGGCATAAAGAACACCCCCTCAGAGGGCCATACAAGCTGTCTCAGGGCTGTTTGTGAGAACATCCTAGAACCAGTCAGGGAACATTACGGAGTGCCCATAGCGCCGTCCTCTGGCTATCGTAGCCCCGCCCTGTGCGAGGCCATAGGCTCAAGCAAAAACAGCCAGCACGCGAAGGGGCAGGCTGTGGACTTTGAGGTTCCGGGCGTGGCGAATGTCGAGCTGGCAAGGTGGCTGATAGACAACGTCGAGTTTGACCAGCTCATTCTGGAGTACTACGACCCCAACGACCCTGCCGCCGGGTGGGTGCATTGTAGCTACAATCCAATCCACAACCGGCAGCAGGCGTTGGTTTATGACGGCAAGTCTTACCAGCCGTTTAATTTATAATAGTTCTAAAGAACGGGTGGCGCCCGGCACACGCCGGATGCGCCCCCGATCCTCAAGCTGCACCAACATGCAACGCACTGCGGTGTAGCTTTTGTTGGTCAGCTCGCCCAGCTCTTTGATGCTCGGCGAGTAATTGTTCAGCTCCTGAAACTCCTTGATGACCGTCAACAGCTCGGCCTGCTTTGGCGTCACGTTCATTGGTCAAGCTCCTTCAGGGTCAGCGTGTTCTGACGCACCGTGCGTGCAGGCTTGGCAGGCACGACCTTCTCTTGCTGCGCGCTGTAGTTTCGCATCTTCCACAGCACTTTGTAGTGCTGGTTGCCCACCGTGCCGAAGCCGCTTTCGTGAACGCCCAGCACATCCTTGAGCGCAGTCTCGGCATCAGCGATGCGTTCCTCTGCAATTTTTTTATCGCGTTTTGCGATAATCAAATCAGACAGGAAGTCATTGCCGCCCGCTGCATCCAAGTCAATCTCACCGGCACCGTCATCGACCTTGTCGTAGATCGTGTTGGCGTCGGCGCTTGTCATTGCAGGATACCAGTCTGGCCCCAAGCGGCGTATCTCAAAGTCTTTGATGGCGTCTGCAATTTTTTTCTGCACAACCGGGTCGGCCTCGTAAACGAACATGCGCATCTCGGTGCCCCGATACAGGATGCACACCGCGCCCCACTGGTAGCCCGTACACATCATCTGTGCCTGTAGCTGTAGCGGGCCACGATAGGGCGCCGGTATGTCTTCGGGCTGGCTGCCCGTGTTCTTGGCCTCAAGCACGCCGGGGCCGGTCGTGTCTATGATGTCGGCGTTCATGCAATACACGCCCTTGGCGGCATCGGTTTCCCAGACGTGGTGCCCGACGCCCGTGCCATCAAGTGACGCAGCCAATGCTAGGTCTGGATGAAAAAACGCAGTGTCATAATCAAACCTAGTATTGTACAGGCCGAGGCGAACAGATGCCAAGCGCAAAATGGTGGGCTCCAATGCGTCACCCCACGCCATCGCTTCATTCTGGTCGATGCCCGGCAAGGGCTGACCATCGCGCGCAGCATTGCACGTTTTCATTACGTCGTTTGGCGTCTCCCACGGGGACGCATTGAGCAGTGCTGGCACCCGGCTGGCACTGACAATATCATTTGGCGTAACTTTCCCGACCATTATTTTATCCTCGCTTGAATAATTGCGTCCTCAACACCGGGCCCGATGCAGAGCATCAGGTAGCCGGTGCCGAAGATGATTAAGATGGACATGATGTCCGTGATAGTGTCACGCATAATTGTACTCCTTTTCCAAGTTGCGCACGGTTGAGGCGTGCCAGCTTTTGCCGGTCGCCGTGGGTATGCCCGCCTCGTTGAGGCGCTGGGCACAGGCGCGTAGCGATGAACCAGCATCGCGCAGCGCGGTGATTATTGGCAGAGCTTTGTCTGCAATGCTCGCAGTCTTGGCACGGCGTGCCGCACCAGAGGCGCGGCCACCGGCCTGCGGGTCAGGCGAGCCCAGCTTGACGCCACGCGCCTTGGCTGCGGCCAATGCCTGTTTGGTGCGGCGGCTGATTTCCTCACGCTCATGCTGCGCGACGACAGCACGCACACCAAATTCCAGTGTGCCAGCGTTGGGCATATCAGCCGCCACGATGTCGACCCCGGCCTTGCGGAGAGTTAAGAGAAACGCAGCGTCGCGTGACAGGCGGTCGATCTTGGCGATGAGGATTGAAGCGCCAGTGTCCCGGCACAGCTCAAGAGCTGCGGCGAGCTGGGGCCGGTTGTCGACCTTGCCGCTTTCTACCTCGGTGAATGAGTGAATGATGTCGTCGCTGTACGGAGCGACGAGGTGTTGTTGTGCCTCAAGGCCGAGGCCGGACTGCCCCTGCGCCTTTGTCGACACGCGATAATATGCAACGTATTTAGTCATGCCTAATTCCTGTGAAAGCGTTTGACCACTGCGACCCACTTGTCGTCGCCGTGCTGTTGCGGGCGGCTGTCGACGATGGGCTCGTAGGTTTCCCAAGAGGATTTGAAATCCGAGATGCCGCGCTCCAAGAACTCAAGCGTCGGCGCCTCGATGCGGTAGTATTCCCAAAAGCCAATGCGACCATTGTAATACCGTATGAAGGGTTGGGGGCCGGTCATCGATAATCTCCTTTTCTCTCTACCGATAATCTATATATAAGCTAGTTGATATCAGAATACAAGCCCAATAATATCTTTTCTTATGAGCGATATAAAACCCACCCTGTTGCGTCTGCGGCAATCGACTGTCGACGCACTCAAGCTAGAGCTGAAGAGCAGCGCACACCGATCAATGGCTGCTCTGGCCGACGACATCCTGTCACAAGAATTAGACAAACGCTTTGAGCGCCGGGGCGACAAGCTCGACCAGCTCGTGCAGGCCGCTAGGCGCGTGACCTGATGGGCGCGTCACAGCGTGCAAAGGGTGCGGCTTTCGAGCGATGGGTTGCCAATGAGCTGACCGAGGCGCTTGGTCTGGACACTCCGTTGCGTCGCAACCTCGACCAGTATCAGGTCGCAGACTGCTCCGACCTTGTTCTGCCGCCATTCCAAATCGAATGCAAACGCTACGCTGTGAACGGGTCGGGCACTTGGTTCCGCAATGACTGGTGGGAGCAAGTGTGCCGGTCGGTCGAGGACGGCTTCATGCCTGCGCTGTGCTTCAAGTATGACCGCCACCCGGTGCGCTGGGTGTTGCCGGTCGTCGCACTCAACGAGGCGTGGGGTGGCGCCGAGAGTGAATACGAACCCTTCGCCACGAGCTGGGATGGGGGCGTAATGATTATGAGGGAGTGGGTGGACAATGCCGACCTATGAGACAGACACAGACCGCGTCAACGAGCAAGCGGTGCGAAACCTGTTGGAGAAAAAGCACGGCCTACTCCTACACAAGATCAAACCAATTTACGGGCTTGACTTCGCCGGGTTCAAGGACGGCAAGCTAACGCACTTCATCGAGGTCAAGTGCCGCACGTTTGAGAAAGAAAAATACGAAACGACAGTCATCAATGCACACAAGGTGCTTGCTGCCGGTCGACTAATCAGAACATTTGAGCGCAAGGCAATACTTGTCGTGCGCTGGACAGATTTCACAGGCTGGTGCCCTTTCGAGGAAGTCGGGCTGTGGGATATGGGTATGGGTGGTCGCAATGATCGTAACGATCCAAACGACCGAGACTTGATGGTCTACATACCCAATGTGAGGTTCAAGCCTCTTTAACTAAAAGCACGAAAAGCATGAAAGGAATGTAAAATGGCTTTAGGTTTAACAACAGAAAGTAAACCCGCAGGAGATATCCTGCCAATCGTGAAATATTCTGCGCAGTCTGGTGACTTTGTCAGGGTCGACCGCTTCCAAACGAGCGACGGCACTTGGGACAAGTCAGAGGCCGAGCTGGAGTTCCCGGTAAAGATCGCAATGGACTTGGAGAACATCGAGGTCGGGTGGATATCATTCGCCAGTGGCGCTCCAGATTTTGTTATGACCAAGCTGGGCGAGGCAATGCCGACACGCCCCAGTCAGGAACACAGTCAGGGTTTCCGGGTGCGCATTGGCTCCAAGGACTTGGGCCTGCGTGAGTTCTCACACTCAGCCAAGACTGTCACCAAAGTGATGGACGCGCTGCACACGCAGTATGAGGCCGAGGCCAAGGCCAATGCAGGCAAGATGCCAATCATTGAAATCACCGGCACCGAGCGCGTGACCGTGGCAACGCCAAAAGGCGAGAACGTGTTCAAGGCGCCCAAGTGGTCAATCACAGGGTGGGTCGACCGGCCTGAGATGTTTGACGCTACGCAGGAAGAGGCAACCCCTCCCGAAGCCGAAGCTGCGCCAGCAACGGATGACGATCCGCTGTTTGATTAAGCGTCAGTGGGGTGCGGTTATCTCCTTTACCGCACCCCATTTTTTTCGGGAGATAAACAATGACAAATAATATCGCGGCACACATTGAGACGGTCGCAAAACATTATTGGGGTGAGCCAAAGGAACGGCGCGGCCACACGCTACGCTGGGGCAATCGCGGCTCAAAGGAAGTCGACTTGCGCAAGGGAACTTGGTTCGACTTTGAAGACAATGTCGGTGGCGGGGTCGTTGACCTTGTGCGCCAGAACGAGGGCGCCCAGCTCGGCAGCATACCTGACGTGCTGGAGCGCAAGTTCGGCATACCAAAGCAGACACAGAAATCTATTAGCCCGGCTCAGTTCTTGAGCAAGTGCTACAACTATGTCGATGCGCAGGGCGAGCTACGCTATCAGGTGCTGCGCTACGAGCCCAAGACATTCAGGCAACGCAGACCCGACAGCAATGGCGACTGGATTTACAACATGAAGGGCGTCGAGGCGTTGCCGTACAACTTGCACGGCATCCTGTCGCGCCCGGACAAAACTATTTTCGTGGTTGAGGGTGAGAAATGCGCAGACAAACTCATCGAACTGGGCGCAGTCGCCACTACGTCACACGGCG